AAATTCTCTAGCTGTTAGCGGATCAACTGCAAGCATAGATACTAGTGGAAAATATTTGTTTTTCTCGCAATCTGTCCAGATGAGAGAAAAAATGGACATTTATAAAACTTTCGCACAACGCCTTTTAGGCGATGCTGAGTCGCAATTTGTGGCTACAACCTCCACTACAACAACCACAATTAACGAAGCTCTATTTATTAACTTTAAACGCTTGTTTCATCGCGATCAAATTAAAAGAGAATCTTTTGCCATGAAGTTCTTTCCGACTGGAAGCGAGAACTTCTCTGGTTCAGGTGGGTCGCTTGCGCGCTCTGGTACAGTGTTAAGCCCTTCAATTTTCACCGATGTAGGAGCCGCTAGCAATAAAGAAATTTCGTTTGGTGGCCAAATTGGTACTATTGTCGATTCTTCAAATACAAATCGCCCTGTTGGTTTAATGTTTTATGATCAAGGCGTCGCTGTTTTAGACATGCGTTCTTGTATTGATTTCAAACAAGGGCAAAATGGAATCGTAAGTGCAATGAGAGTAGCCACCCCCGCAACTCGAAATGGCTCTGCTTGGACAGGCGTTTCAACCACATTCCCAATCGCAGGCTCGCAAGAGTATTTCGAAGCTACGGGCACCGTAGCTGCTACTGAAAATGGCGGGGTTTTGTATCCATTCTCTAGATTCTTGGTTTCTGGATCGATTGATGATATTGTTGATCACATTGCTGTAAGCCGCTTCGGCGGTTCAGATCAAGCCAATGACGCAACAATCGTTTTTCAAAATGCAACCAACATCAACTCAACATTGATTTTATGCCGCGCGGCGGCTGATGAGTTCAACTACTCTTCGAACCCAACCTTCGTCGATGACGACAATAGAATTGTCGTCATCGACGAAGGCCAAGAAGAGTCTCAGCAATCCTTGACTTTTATCACGTCTGTCGGTCTTTACGATGCCAATAATAATTTACTTGCGGTTGCCAAGCTATCTCGGCCAGTTCAGAAAGATAGCACGAGAGATCTTCAGCTACAAGTTAGATTAGATTGGTAAGTTTAAATCTAATCTACTAGATTGATTCTATTGCTTTTGAAGGTTTTATGAAGAAAAAAACAGAAGTAATCAAAAAAAAAGATCCGTCAGAAATACGAAAAATCAAGAAAGTTATTGATCAAATCAGTGATTATGATCAATTTCTTGTTTTGGGAATGTTTCATTTGACGAAAATAGAAAATAAAATGAAGCACCTTGAAGAAATTCAGCCTTCATTGGTTTCTTTCTCAAAAGAAGTCCTTGAAAAACACATGAAGTACACCAAGCAACTTCAAGCAGCTTTACAAAAAATGGATTCTGAATTAACAAAGTTGGCTAAAAATTAATGACAATACAAGTTATTAGTCCCGATGAGATGGAATTCTTCACTTTAGAAACTCATCCTACCCGAAACTATATTTCAAGTTCCACCGGAGGAATCGAAGGTGAATTGTACCTGTTCGCCCGTCGCTCCGACACTGAAAAAGACATATCCCCCATTCCAGCTTTTATTGATAGAACTTACGGAGATTACAATCTAGATTCTTTTTTAAATATTGGGCATCTGAATGGCTCTACCACGCCATTCAACAACTATTCAGTGATGAATGATTATCTAGAGGCTTCGGGGCGACAATCGATTTCGGCGAGAAATTCACAAACATTAGAAATTATCCGGTTTGAGCCGCCTTTCAGGCTCAACTCCAACACTCTTCGGAAATTGGTTACTGTTGACACTCTTATGCCGTATTACAGGACTGAGTACCCAACTGCTCAATTCGGGTACAACAATTACCATTCATTGAATTTTTTTACTGCATCGGCACTCCCGGAAGAAGCAGCGCTTTTATACCCAAATTCAGCAAGTTCTGTATATCCACTGGGTTGTTATGCGGTTACTACATCATTTAGTTTTGATTTTTGGATTAATCCTCGCCAAACTACCGATGCCGAAGGAGATAATTTTAAAGCCGGAACGTTATTCCATTTATCATCAACCTACGCTGTATCCTTGATTACTGGCTCTTCAAAAGATGCCAATGGATTTCCTGATGGTTTTAGGTTGCTACTACAACTAAGTCATAGCGCCGATATTAGTCCGAGCGTCGCTATACCCGGCACGAATCTGAATGATTTGGTGTTTTTGTCTGATGACAATAGTTTAACAAAAAATGCGTGGCATCATGTCTCTATTCGTTGGGATGGAGCAAAAAATAACAAAACTGGCTCCATGCTCGTCGATGAAGTTGAGTGTGGTCCTTTCGTAATTCCTTTCGAAACTGTTTACCCGTATGGATTGTCATATCCCGATGAACAACCCACTGTATTAGTGGTTGGAAATTACTACGAAGGTCTAAATACTGGTGTTTCTGCGCAGCGTTTGTTTTTATCGACCGATCCTGCCGCTAGAGATGGTTTCGTTAACATGGCGCCTGGGATTACTGGCGAAGAATTTCCTGCTGGGCATCAAATGAGGCATCCATTGAATGCCGAAGTCCACGAACTAAAGATTTTCGATAAATACATCGACGACATTGCTCGCTTATCTTTTGCGTCAAGCAGCGTAGACAATTCTACATCCGAAGGGCTGATTTTCTATTTACCCCCTTTCTTCTCAGAGACATCTCCTATTAGAACATGGGATGCTTCTTCTTCTCAAGGCGGTATTTTACTCACACCTTTTTGTGCGGTCGATGGAAGAACGGCCGAACCATTCAATAAATTATTTTCTTTCGGTGTTGGTGGGCACCAAATCAATCTTGAGAATTTCACAACTGATTTAGCGCAAGGATTTTCTCCGCGTCATTGGTGTTTGACTGGGTCGGTTATCTCGATTGACGCAGCCACTCCAACTACTGCAAATGATTATCTCTACGCCACTGGCTCTAGCGTGAAAAGAAATTTGCTGATTGCGCCGTGTGATAATGGATTGGTATTTCCAAATTACGATTTATTGCCGCACTCAAATCACATAAGATTTAAAAATGATCTTGGCACTTTAGACCCGTCATGGATATCTCTGAGAGAACTAGTAGCCGATAGCACTTTTCACCCCGCTGCGACAGAAGAAGACGGAGCAATTTTGTCTGGCGTCGTAGCAGCCACCCCAGATGATTTAAGACACGTTTCTGAAAATTCTCAGACTCTCACGATTTTTCAAAGAACTCGTGATAACACTTCTAATCAAGTAGTTTTTTTCGATATCAGCAACATGTTTTATGGAAACCAAATTAAACCGGGCACTTTTACACTAAGAGATATCGCTATCAGCGGGTCCGAAGGTAAGATGAACATCCTTATCAAAGATGATGGACGTGGTAATCTTTATCGAGCCGATGCATCAACATTTTGTGCTTCTTGGAATTCGATCGGGAATATTTTTTATAATGAAGGAATAGTGGTAATTAAAACTCCGCATTTGCCTTTTTTCGGGAAGGATCAATTTGAGATTAACTTCCAGGGTGTACAAAATATTCACACGCTGAAGTTCAATCTTTTGGCTAGGTCAAAAGCCCTCATTGCTTCTCATAATGCTACTTACGATTCGTCATTGTCGGCTTCTTTCAGCCCCAGCAACCCGGATCAAAGATATGTGTACATTACAGGCATCAATATCCACGATGAGAATCTAAACGTCATCACGCGAACTAACCTCGCTCAACCTCTCCTCAAAAGATTTGGTGATAAAATGATGTTCCACGTCAAACTCAATTACTGAACTTTCTCTAATTAGAGGTATGGCTACTCGCAAAAAAACTACTATCACCGCTAAACCAAAAAAAAGACGCAGAAAAGGTAGGTATATTACTGGTGAACACATTAGCCCTAAATGCGCAGGGACGATAAAATATCGTTCTGGTTGGGAGCTTTCTGTTCTTAAGTCATTGGATTACGATGCAAGTGTGACTTCATATCTTTACGAAGCTTTTCACATCCCATATTTAGCAAATATCAGAACTGGTAAAATTAGAAAATATATTCCTGATTTTTATATCACATATGCTAATGGCCAGAAAAAAGTAGTTGAAGTAAAGCGAAAAGACAAAGTAACGGAACTGAAGACGGCCAAAAAATTACTAGCTGGCAAAGCTTGGTGCGACAAAAACAACATCATTTTTGAAGTTTGGACAGATGCCACGATTGCCAGAATTCGCAAAGAGCTTGAAACTAAAGGCATCTTATGAAAACACAATTAAAATCTTACATATCTTTAGTTATAGAAAATCGATTAAACAAAGATAGTAGCGATAATTTTCGGCAGGTAAAATGGTTTGAAAATCTTGGAAAATACATCAAAGACGCGCCTCCTTATTATTACGTTCATTTTAGTGATTTAAACAAAGTTGGCATTAATCCTCGCTACAATCACTCTACACCTTTCGGAATTTATGCTTGGGTATTGAACTCAAAATTTTTTGAAATTTTGCAATCGAACCCACAGAGATTTTTTGCCACGGATCGTCCTTGCGTACACATATTAGAGTCTAGCGTCGGAGACGAAGAGACTTTGTTTTTGGATCAAGTAGGCCCTGCTGAGATAAAGTTTTTGGTGGAATGGTTAAGAACAGAGGGAATGCAATATATTCCCAATTTTCCACCTTCTCTTGCTGGATTAGCTAACAAACCAGAGGAGCTTCTTCGAAGAATTGTAGTGCTAGCCAGAGAGGAAACGGCCAGATTAGCCACTTCCTACCCTTCTGGAAAACTTTATTGGGAAATTCTAGAGGTGTTTTGTAATAAAGATTACAAATTATGGCGCAAAATATTGATGCAACTAGGCTACCAAGGGGTTGTAGATATTTCTCCTGAGCACGGGATCATTTATCCTTCAGAGCCCATGCAGGCTGTTTATTTTTCCAAAAGTTTTCTAACACAAATTACCACGTTGCAAAATCCGTCTTCAAACGAGATGTGCGGCAAAGGAGAAGACCCGGTTGTTTCCACGATTGCCCATTTAGCACCGGAAGCTGGCGCCACGTTGGAACCAAAATTCATAGAAAAATATTGGCCTAAAATTATGGGCTCTAGTGAAAAAACAAAACAACACGTTTTAATTAGTTTATTGAAAACTGGTCGTTCTGAGTTTGAATCCAAAATTAGAGAACTACTCAAAAACGAACCCATGCTTTTGTATGTCCTGGCTGGGGTCATGCTTGGGCCTCAAAACAAATTAAACTCGCCAGAGTTTGTTGAGAAATTCTGGAATACCTACAAAGATTTAATGAAATCTCGTCTTTTGGCAACTCAGCGGCAGATTCTACAAAATCATTTTAAAATCTCGGCTTGATGATGCTACACCATTTGAATGACTGTCCAATTAACGCCGAAATCTAACATCAAAGGACCAATTTGTAGCGACTACAAAGATATTAACAAAGTCGTTGCTTTCGAAAAAGCCGCGAGAGCGTATCGGGCAAAGACTGAGCACTTCCAAATAAGCCATATTACTCAAAGCGTTTTTGGAACTTATGAGGTTATTTCGGGCATATCGTCTGGTCTGTATTTCGTTGACATTTTCAACAATAAAAAAAACCACGATACTTGCACTTGCAAGGATTTTTCTCAAAACCTACTCGGAACTTGTAAGCATTTGGAGGCAGTTTATTTGGCACTAAATGAATTAAAACTATTAGTTGCATACAAAAACACACAGCCTATTGCAGATTATATCACAATTATTGATGGCAAAAATGTATTAATTGGAAAACATCAAAGCGTTAAAATTCAAAACGGAGAAATCGTTAAATACGATGAAAAAACTCTTAGGGCGTCAAGTGCTTCTGCGAGTTTATTAGAGAAAACCAAGGAAAGAAATGCTAATTTAGCTCGCAAAGCAAAAATAGAACGTTTGATAGCTGGCGATAAAATTAAAATTGATGTTTTGACAAAGCCGTTGTTTCCTTATCAGCAAGATGCAGTAAAATATATGACGGCTTCTGGCAGATCCTTGTTGGCTTTGCGCATGGGCGGCGGAAAGACCGCGAGCGTTCTTGCGGTATGCGAAATTCTAAAAACGACCGATAAAATCTTTCGTGTTTTATTGGTTGTTCCTGCTTCTCTTAAGCAGCAATGGGCAAACGAGATCAAAATATTTGTCGGCAGTAAATCTGAAATTGTGCATAAAGCCGAAGAACTTAAGCCCTTCAGTTCCAAGCCAACAAAAGATATCCAATACAAAATAGTAAATTACGAACTTTTGCTACGCAACCCAGACTTAGCTTACAACATTAACACAGATATTGTTATTTTGGACGAAGCTCAAAAAATAAAGAACTTCCGCTCAAAAACCGGCGAGATAATTCGTCGAATACCAAATAAATTCTTCTTTGCTTTGACAGGAACGCCAATTGAAAATCGTTTAGATGATCTTTATTCTATTATGCAACTAATTGACGAAGATGTTTTCGGTCCTTTGTGGAAATTCAATTTTGATTTCCATTCTCAAACGGAAACTGGAAGAATTGATGGCTGCAAGCACTTGGATCTACTTAGAGAGCGGATTAAACCCGTCGTTTTTTCCAAGAATAGAGCGGAAATTTTAAGCCAACTTCCACCTTTAACAGAAGAGACGATTTATGTTCCTATGTCAGAGGCGCAGAGCGAAAGAGAAGAATTTTATCGAAAAGAGGCGGCGAAATTATTCGCAAAGGCTAGCGGCAAGGGTTTAACTCGTGGCGAACAACAAATCCTCGCGGGTTATCTGCTAAAAGCCCGCCAAGCTTGCAACTCGTTAATGCTTTGTGAACCGGATAATCCAGATGCCACTAGTGATTCACCAAAATTGGACGAACTTCAAACGATTGTATCTGACGTGTGCATCACAGAAGGCAAGAAGCTTGTCGTTTTTTCGGAGTGGATAGAACAGCTTAACATCATCGCTGCTATGTTAAAAAACATTGGCATTGATTATGTGATGCTTCACGGAGGCATTCCTACCAAGAAAAGACCAGATATCATTGAGTCATTCAAAACCCAAAATCACAAAATGGTTTTTCTCTCAACGGATGCCGGGGGCATTGGGCTGAATTTGCAATTCGCAAGTTATGTGGTCCACTTCGATCTTCCATGGAATCCTGCCAAGCTCGACCAACGCACTGCTAGAACCCATCGCATCGGACAAAAGAATAATGTCTACGTTTATTATTTGTGCGCCGAGGAAGGCATCGAGAGGGGCATTAAAGATGTACTTGTTTCAAAACGTGAGGTTCGTACTGCAACTCTAGAGGCTGATAGCAAAATTCAAGAAGTTGAACTTCAAAGTTTTGTAGATTATTTGAAAGACAACACGGATATGTTTGCCATTCCAGCCATTGAACCAACCAAGGCCGCGATAGAACCCGAAGAGGTAAAAGTTACGCCGAAAGTTCGACAAATTATTCAAAAAATGAAAAAATTCAAAGTGCATCTTGATGAAAACAAATCAAAAGAAGCAATTCAGGAAGCTTTCGATATCATTTTGATGCTAATTTCATTTCTACAAAGTATGGATGCCTCTGACTACGATAGCGTTATTAAATTAATAACACGCAAACTCATGTCTAGTAATAATGTATATGTGAACGCTCACGGGGTTTTAGTTTCTCTTAGGCATTTCATGCAGCAAAAAAATGCTGCATCGGTTGGGCAAATATACCTCCGAACAACTCTTCTAAGAGCACGCAGCACTATCGATTCTCTTTTGGGTCTGTTAAAATAACTTGGTTGTAAATTAGCTATATGTAGCAAAGGATTAAAATGATAGATTGTGCGCTGGCTGCGGATATTTCCACAACACACGTTGGATATTGCCTACAAAACAAAGACACCGGAGAGACTCTTGCGATGTCTTCCATAAATCTCCCAAGTAAAGACTATACTGATATTTGGGAAAAAGTGGATGATGTTAAAATAAAAATGACCGAGCTTGCTTTGTTCTGGAAAATGGCCGGTTGGAATGTCGCATCCATCTATGTCGAAGAATCATTGAAAAATTTCAAGGCGGGCGCTAGCTCTGCTGATGTTATTGTGAAGTTGGCACAATTCAACGCGATGGTATCGTTTTTAATAAGAAATTTGTTTGGAATCAATCCTGTATTTCTCAATGTCAACACAGCAAGATCTAGGATTGGAATCAAAGTCTTGAAGAAAAAAGGCGTGAAAAACGACACCAAAAAACAAGTATTGGAGCAAGTGGCTGCCAAAGTTCAATGGAGTTGGCCGACCAAGGTATTAAAAAGCGGCCCCAACAAAGGTACGACAGCTTTTGAGGAAGAGGCTTATGACATGGCAGATTCCTGGGTTATCTGTAAGGCTGGATGTACTATTTATAGAGCATGAGCCAAAATCAATTACAAAAATTTATTCTCCAAGAACTCAATCGCCATAAACGCGAAGGAGTTGTTTTGGAAGATCCAATAAAGTATATTGAAAAATTCATAGGCCCGGACTATTTTTTACATTTCACAAACATCAACAAACTAGGGATTAACCCTCAATATCAGCATCACACGCCAGCGGGGATATACAGCTACCCTTTAGAGCAAAAAATATTTAATGAACTCGCGGAAGACAGAATTGATTATGCGAGTGATTATAAGTACCTTATTTTATTTCGCAAAATAACTGATGATAAAATTTATGATTTTGAAATAGACGATATCACAGATGACGAACTTGAAAGAAAAATAATGGTCGCGCGTAATTTAATCAATTTTCATTATTTGGACGAAGGAGGCCGAAATCCGGTGACTAATTTGCAAACGTTTTTTCAATTAGTTCAAAACAGTTCTTTACGACCTTTACAAAAAAGAAAAATTTTTTTAGCTTGCGAAATTGATGGTTTAATCGATCGAGGTGAATCGTTTATAACAAATGACATCGCTGCCCAAGCGGTTTTTTTCAACATTTCAAAAATAGAAATTCAGCAAGTGATGAAAAATCCTTTATTAAAAGAAAAATTGTACCAAGCAATCGCCGACAACAGCGCACTCAGTTCAAATACAAGAAAAAATCTTCCGCAAAACATTAATGACAAAATTATTAACGATCCTTTTGCTGATGATTATCAGAAAGAAGCAAATTTCCGTTATGCTTCGGAACATGCTTTGGTTAAATTTATTCATTTTGAACCAAAAAATCATCTCTCAGGGGGTTTAAAATTAAAAGCTTTTGAACAACTTACATTAAGATTTCCTGAGAAAGCTATTCCCTATTTTTACCGCAGCAATCGAGAGTTTCGAATGACTCTTTATCGAAGAATTGATATTAAAATTCTTAATAAAGAGTTCAGTAAAATCATAGCTTTCGAAGATCTTAACTTGCTTTTAGCAGAGGCAGTCAATAGGGTTGACAGTCAACTGCTGGATGAATTAGTGCCTTTGTTTCCAGAGTTAAAAGATAGAAACAGGTGGCAAGATTTATATTTTGCCCTAGAGGATAGAAAAGAAGGTGATGGTATTTTCATGGCAGAATTGCAAAAATTTAGATGATTTTCAGGAGTGTCAAGCATGAGCCAAAATCAATTACAAAAATTTATTCTCCAAGAACTCAATCGCTATAAACGCGAAGGAGTTGTTTTGGAAGATCCTTTTGAACAGATCAAAAAATGGATTAGCCCCACAACGTTTCTCCATTTCACAAACATCAACAAACTTGGGGTTAACCCACAGTACCATTGGAGTATTACTCCTGCCGGTGTTTATAGTTATCCGCTAAATGAGTCCGGTTACGAAGCTTTAATGAATGATGACTTCTCTTTCGGAAGCGATTTTAAATACCTAATTCTTTTTTCAATAACAGAAACGAATCAAATTTTTGATCTGTCAGAAGATATTTCAGACGAAGATTACGCAGCGAAAATTGATATCGTCCGTCAATTTCCCAATTTTATATTTAAAAATAATGATGTTTCGGGATACCCGAATACAAACATAAAAAAACTATATATTTTTGTCAACTCAAGTACATTGACTCCTTTCCAAAAAAGAAAAGCGTTTATGGCATGTGGCATTAATGGGTTTATAGACAGGGGCGAGTCGTTTATAACGAATGATATTGAAGCCCAAGCGGTTTTTTTCAATCCAAAAATTATTTCTCAGCAACTCGTCATAAAAAATCCGTTGCTAAAAACAAAATTACACGATATTGTGGTGGGTGCTAGCCAAACATTGAGTAATACTGGGTTTGAAAACACTCCTCAGAATGTTGTTGATAAACTCCTGGCTGATCCTTATTCAAATGACAGAATGAAATCATATGCCATATCCCACGCTTCGTTTCAGGCAATAAACAAATTTATAACTCCGCAAATTGATTCCACATTTCGTAGGTCAGCCCTTTCTGCCATTGGCGAGAAATACCCCGAAAAAATTATTCTTTTTTTTGATTCACAAGATCTTAAAATAAGATGTGATGCATACAGATATGCCAAACAATCAATTGTTCATAAAAATTTAACTCATCTCCTTGCTAAAGAAAAACACATTGATGGATTTATTGTTTTAGCTGACCGAGCTTCGCAAGCCTTGGCTGAAAAATTTTTGCCTTATTTGGAACAATTTAAGCACGACTCAAAGTTTGAGACTCTCTACTTCTTGCTGAGACACAGAGACGAAAACGGAAACAAAAGCGGAACCTTCCAGACAGAACTTGAAAAATACCATAAATACATATAAGCTTTGGTTTAATTTATGCTACTTAAGACGATGGACAACCGAAGAAAGAGACTATACCTTGTTGGCTGTTCGTCAACAAAGAACAGGAAATATTGAAGTCGTATGAGGCGTTTTTATTTTAATCGAACCGAAGATGCTAGTGGTGTGTCCGGTACAGGACGTGTCGCAGAAGGCGTTGAGTTTGATACCGGGGTTGTAGCTTTGATTTGGCTGACTCCGTTTGGAAGTATGTGTTTCTATCCTAATATTTGTGCTTTGGAGCACGTTCACAGCCACGGCGGCAAGACAAAGATTGAATATGTTGACTCTAAAGATGTTTAATCTTTTCTGATCTTTCCCTCCTATGCTCTAGTCGCCCCATGGCGACACTCTACACCGATAGCCAAATCCCTAGTTTTCTAGTTGAAAAAAGAAAATAATGGGATCATTTTATACAGATGGCAGTTTAATTGATTTTTTGGATAACGTTTTTGGTGGAGGAAGTGTTACAGGCGGCACAAATAACCTTAATTACAATACTGTATGCCCTTTTTGTAAAGAAGAAAATAAAAAACTCGGCAAAGCTACTATTAAAGAAAAATTAGCGATAAAAATCCCAGAGGGATTTGTTAAGTGTTGGGTTTGCGGTGAAAAAGGAAGAAATTTACTTCCAATTTTGCGCAGGTTTTATCCGCACGCAGTCAACGAGTTTCGTTTAAGGTTTTACAAAGAAATTGATGGCAGTAATTTTGGGGACAATAAAGACACAACCATAAAACCCAAAGAGGCCCTAAAGCTTCCAGATGATTTTCACTTACTAGCGGAGCACATAGAGAATCCACGCCCGGAAATACAAGAGGCTTTGCGCTACCTCGAATCTCGCGGAGCAACTTATCGAGATTTGTGGTATTATAAATTCGGAGTAGCGCCAAGTGACGAAAACCAACAACGAAGAATTATTATTCCATCGTTTGATGAAATAGGCAATTTAAACTATTACACAGGTCGTTCGTATAGCCATTTTTACAAAAAAAAATACATTGACTGCGATGAGGGCAAAGAGTCGTTTTTCTCTAAATTGAATATTGTTTTCAATGAGAGCAAAATTGATTGGTCTAAAGAGTTGACCATAACAGAAGGTCCATTTGATTTGATAAAATGCGATGACAACGTGACTTGTATTTTGGGTTCCAATTTCTCCCAAGACTCAAAGCTGTATTCCAAAATCATGTATCATGGAACACCAATATTATTGGCGCTGGATAATGACATGGAGCATAAAACGAATAAGCTGGGCAGGATGTTTAGTTATTACAACATTCCTACAAGGATTCTGAACATCCCGAAACAGTTCAAAGATGTTGGTGAAATGTCAAAAAAAGAATTTCTTTCTGCAAAGAAAAAAGCTTTACTCTGGTCTCCAGAGTGGTCTTTGCTGGCCAAGATAAATTCCATGTTCTAAAACCATGCACAAATCACTGTATTCCAAGTATTTTCATTTCAACACAAAGAAAATACTTGGTGACATAAATGAAAATTGCACACTTAGCAGACATTCACATTCGCGGCATTTCTCGCCATAAAGAATATCGCGAGTCTTTTGAAGAGACGTTTCAAATTCTCCGCACAGAACAACCTGACTTCATCTTTCTTGGAGGGGATATTTGGCACACGAAAACCCAGGGCATCACGCCAGAAGGAATTGAGCTACTTGTTTGGTTGTTTGATGGTTTAGCCCAAATAGCCCCTCTTCATATGATTCTTGGCAATCATGATGCCAATTTGACAAATTCCGATCGCCAAGATGTCATATCGCCAATTCTAACTGCGATGAACAACAAAAAAATCTGTCTTTACAAAAAAAGTGGTGTTTATCCACTAGAAAATAAGATAAATCTTTGCGTCTTCTCTTGCACCGACGAAGAAGGTTGGAAAACAGTGTCTCCTATCCCTGGCAGTCTAAACATCGCGGCCTTCCATGGCAGCGTACTTGGCTGCAAATACGAAAATGAGTGGGCCAGCCCACACGGCGATGTTTCTATGGATTTTTTTAATGGTTACGATTTTGCACTTTTGGGCGATATCCATAAAATGCAATCTCTTGCAATGAGAAAAAATGCCAACCACAAGCAAGCGCCTTGGATTGCTTACCCAGGATCTCTAATCCAACAAAATTACGCAGAGGCAGTTAAAAAAGGCTTCCTGATTTGGGACATCAAAACTCGCGATGATTTTGATGTGAAATTTCACGCACTTGAGAACCGCTATCCTTTCGTAACAATCGATTGGAAGGGCGATGTTCGGGACACTCTTGCCCAGATTGAACACATCCACCCAGGTTCTAGATTTAGAATTCTGGCCAAAGAGTCCATTTCCCAATTAGAAATTGCTCATTTGCACAATGAACTTAAAACAGTTCATGGTGTTGAAGAAGTGAGGATCAAATTTGATCTCAAGGCCCATAACACGGATATTCTTTCTGTCGGCGCTGACGGCGCCGTGATTACTAAATCAAACATCAAAAACGATATTGACGGAATTATAAAACTGTTCGCAGAGTTCAAAGAGAAAAACAAAGACTCTCTAGAAGCCTATTCAGAGCTCTCTGATAGCGAAGACGTTAAACCCTTGGTCGATTCATACTTACAGCGCTATAACGCCCAGGAGGGCGAAGCAGAGTCAACTCTTCGTAACGTTTTTTGGAAACTCAAAGCATTGAGGTTTGATAATGTCTTTCGTTACAATGAAAACAACATCATCAATTTCGAAAATCTATCTGGCGTGGTTGGCTTGTTTGCCAATAACAGGATGGGTAAATCAAGCATTGTTGGCGCAATAATGTACGGGCTTTATAATTCTACCGACCGTGGACCTATGAAGAATGCTCACGTTGTTAATCGACAAAAGAAAAGCTGTAAAGTCTCGATTGATTTCAGCGTGGCAGGGGCGGATTATCGTATTGAAAGACAAACTGTTAAGCAGACCCCAGGTGGCAAACGGAGTAAAGCTGCGATGCAAAAAGCCGCTCTGGAGGAGGATAAGTCAGTCACGCATCTTAATTTGTTCAAACTAGAGCCATCAATCGACCCAGAGAAGCCCCCGGAGTATTTTGAGCTTAATGGCGAGCAGCGCGGGGACACTGAAAAAGAAATTCGCAAACTCATTGGCACCGCTGACGATTTTATGATGACGGCACTATCGAGCCAAGGCGGCCTTAATCGATTTATTCAAGAAGGATCAACCGCGCGGCGTCAAATTCTTTCGCGTTTTCTAGAATTAGATATTTTTGAAAAACTTCACAGTTATGCAAAAGAAGATTGCCAAATTCTTAATTCCAAATTGAAGAAATATTCTCAGTTTGATTGGCAAACTGTGTTGTCTTCTAAATGTGTTTCAAAAATTGAGTTTGAAACCGAGATTGAAAGCTTGGAAATAAGCCTATTTAATTTTAGAAAAGAAGTCGAAGAGCTAAAAATCGCTTTTGCTATTATTGCACACAACACTCATTCTCTTGTTACGGAGGAGCAATTATCTCGCCAAAAACGAAGCGTGGATAGAATTTTCCAAGAGATTAAGTTGACCCAAGAAAATATTGGCAAAGTTGAAGATTTCATTAAAAAGCAAACTCTTATTTTGGAAAACTTCAAAAAAAGCAAGCAAGAGAAGCACATCGAAGAATACAAAAAGCGTTTAGCCAGCCAACAAAAACTACATATGGTTTTAGTCACATTAAAACATCAGTATGAGTCGGAGTTGGCGACCCTCAACAACCAAGAAAAAACTGTTTATAAATTAACACTCGTTCCTTGTGGAGACTCGTTTCCTACCTGCCGGTATATCAGCGACGCTCACCGCGATAAAAATTTATTACCTGGGCAAAAAGAGAAAATTCAAAAAATTCTTTCCGAACTCAACACAGCACGCCAAGAATTTGATATTGTGAAACAAGATAATCTTGAGGAGAAAATTGAAAAATACGAAGCTCTACTTCATAAAGAGATTGTGCTAGAAGGCGAGATCTCTACAAAGAAAAATGATTTAAACCATTTGAGTCGCAACGCGGAAGGTTTACAAAAAGATTTAGCGCGCGAGCAATTTGTATTCGATGAGTTAGAGGCCCGTTACAATGGCACGAGTGATGATTTGGAGGTACAAAAAGGCAGAAAGCTTTCTGAGTCGCTCACAGAATACCAGAACAAAATTAATGAGCACGACAAACGCCGGTTGCTGGCGGCTCACAAAATTGGCGTTCTGACGACTGAAATTGAAAATATCGAACAAGAGCAAGAAGAATACAAAAGCCTGCTTAGGCAATTGCGACTTTACGAGTTGATCTTAACAGTTTTTTCTAAAACTGGAATACCTGCCATGATCCTTAAGTCACAGCTTCCCGCGATCAATGCAGAATTAGAAAAAATCCTGTCCGGTGTTGTAGATTTTAAAGTTATTTTAGACGCCGATGCATCTTCTAACAATCTCGATGTTTACATCGAGGATTCTAATTCCAAGAGAATCATCGAACTTGCTAGTGGCATGGAAAAGACAATGAGCTCTTTGGCACTTCGTGTGGCTTTGTTGAATTTATCAACACTTCCAAAGCCAGATATTTTCATTACCGACGAAAGTTTTGATGGCTTGGACGCATTTAGTCTGCCAAAATGCGTCGAGTTAATCCAATCACTAAAGAATCATTTCAAAACAATTCTGTTGATTTCGCATTTGGATCAAATAAAAGAGTCTGTTGATACTATTCTCGATATTCAAAGCACAGAAACAGAATCACACATTGAAATAATTTAACATGGGCATAACTTACATGGTCGCTGCTGATTTTTTGGAGAATGTTAAATTTGGAGATCTACTCAAAGTTGATTATCCAATGATTGTTAATCAAGTAAATCATCCAGATGATACTATGAAGATAAGCATTTACGGCACGCCAAAACCAAATGACAGGTCAAAATTACTTACCAAGGTATTCTGCGGGAAGTGTTTTGCTTTATATCTTGGAGAATTTTCAAAATCAAAAAAAAACCAGATAAAATCAAGAGCAAAGGTGATTGTTACTAACGAGCTAGGCGAACTTGTTACAGGCTGGGTTGAGATCGTTACTTTACAGAAAGTTGAATTATAATGCCAGAAACGTGGCAAACTCTTGATGCAAATCGAGAAATAAAAATTCTGCATGAAGGAAAATTGGTGGTAATTAAACTAAAAGGAATCATAGTTCCTTTGTTTTGCGGTGTTTGCAATACTCCAATGCGAACTTTGGAAGATGGCTTATCTTTTAGAAAACACGAATGCTGTCATTGGTGCGCTTTAGAATGGGCCGACTCGGAATTTTATGATTGGGAAAACGGATGGCGCCCAACGAAAGAAAAAATACAAGAAGTTCTTGAAGCACGCAAATCTACAATTCTGAAACCCATCCTATTTACATAACAGGAAACCCCTATGACAAAACCAAAAAATGAAGAAGAGACTCTCGCACCTACTGATGAAGAATTCGATGAGAGAGAAATTAAGGATTATGAACGCTACAAAACCCTATCAGATATTATTGATAGTTCTTTTGGTACACCGTCACGGAAAAATTCCGGTTATTCAGTAAAAATGAAGATCGTTGGTGACGCTATCATGCAAGTAGCTTATACCAGCGTGGGCAATTTCATCGGCGTAAGTCCGAACGCCGTCAAAGGCAAATTCCACAAAGAAGGCTTAGAAGCAATCAAAAATGCCCTTGATGTTGTTAAAGAAGACTATTTAGACGCAACAGACAAAGAGATTTCTTTCAAAATAGACAGCGAAAAAGAAGACATTGAGCTACTTCAAGGGTCTTACGGAAATCCAAAACGTACCTGCATTTATCGTTTAACTTGTATGGTAAAAATGAAATAATGATTTTATGGCTAGCTCTCCTACACGACAACAAATATTAGAAGAAATTATTAAATGTGGCAAAAATCCAATCCACTTTATTCAAAATTACGTTTACATCCAACATCCTACTCGCGGCAAAATCAAATTTGATACTTACAAATATCAAGATGATTGCATTGCTGATTTTATCGCTTATCGTTTTAACATCGTTCTAAAAGCTCGTCAGCTTGGTTTATCCACGCTTGTAGCTGCCTATTGTTTATGGCTGGCGATTTTTCACAAAGACAAATCTATCCTTATTTTGGCTACCAAATTGGACGTGGCGCAGAATTTCATGAAAAAAGTGAAGTTCATGAAAGACTCCCTCCCGCCTTGGCTTGTACTTGCAAAAGTTACGGCTGAAAGCAAAAAACATCTTCAATTTAGTAACGGCTCGCAAGTTAAAGCTATTCCTACTACAGAAGATGCTGGTCGTTCTGAGGCTCTTACCATGCTTATCGTCGATGAAGCTGCATTCATTGAGGGATTTGAAGAAATCTATAAAGGTATTTTCCCAACGTTATCTTGTGTCGTGGGCGATACTAAAGTCCTAACTCCGAATGGATTTAAAGAAATCCAGGAATTTTGTAAAGATTTTAAAATTGGGGATTATTTTTCTTTAAAAGGTGACGTTTTCGGGAAAAACGGATTAGAACCACTTTCTCACGGATATGTTTCCCCGGAAAGTAACACCCTAAAAATTACAACAAAAAAAGGATTTGAGCTAGAGGTGACCCGTAATCACCCGCTCTATAAACTCTGCGATGACGGAGGGCGCATGTCCCCGGCTAAAGAATTAAAAGTCGGAGACTACCTACGCATCCAGAAAAATATGCAAATATTTTCCAAAGATGATTCAATTAAAAACCATCCCACCGTCAAACGTATGACGCCAAATTTTGCTTACATGCTGGGTGGTTATACTACAGAAGGGTATCAACAAAAATCAGACGGAAAATATAACTCAATTATTGTTTCTAGTCCTGACGAAGAGTTCAGAAAAGTTTACCTTGACAATGCTGTGGTGAAAAATTTCCACCCCCAAAAAAACACTATAAAGTTAATTTGCTGTTCAGTAGAGTTGGTCGATCTTTTTTCAAAAGTTGGTGTAGTTTCATCGCATAAATGCGATGAAAAAATTATACCAACCTCGATTTGGAGTCAACCAAAAGCAAATATTTCTGCTTATTTAAGTGGATTATACGATGGAAGTGGGTCTGTTTCATCCAAATCGATCATATTAAACAGCGCAAGTCACAAACTACTACTAGAAATTCAGTTGCTTTTATGTAATTTTGGAATAGTGTCTAGTATTGCAAAAAACAACAGAGATAAAATCTGGCAACGTGAACAAAAAAATGGACGTTTAACGCTCGGTGGCAAGCAATTACAGTCCCTAAAAAAATCATGGAATTTGCATATTCCACGATCTGAATACAAAAATTTTTATGATCAAATTGGTTTTCGCATCAAAAGAAAACAAAATAGTTTAAAATTATTTTCGGAAAAATTTAAACAAAATGATGAAAAGTCTTTTAATATTCCTGTTAGTATTTTTTCTAAAAAACTATCAGAAATAATTGAAAAAATTGGAATGTCCGGTAGGGCATTGCGTTTCAAGGGGCTGAGAATTGATAAATTTACTACAGACAGACTAAAAACTGTCAGCCCTACTTTCATCAAAAAACTAAAACAATTTTTGCCAACTTTTTTTACCAAAGATCATGAATTTTTGAACGAATTAGAAGGTGATTTTTTTTGGGATGAAATAAAATTTATCGAAAAATCAGTCAATAAAACTTACGATTTTACCGTACCCGGAACGCACTCATTTTTGCAAAATGGTATTCTAGGAAGTAACACGGGTGGACGCGCTATTTTGATTAGCTCTCCGAAGGGTACTTCTGGTGTTTTCTACGACACTTGGGTATCTGCCGAGGCAAAGAAGAACGAGTTCAATCCAATTAAGTTGCCGTGGGACGTGCATCCTGAACACGGACCTGACTGGCTTGCCTCTCAAGCTGCAAATATGTCGGCCAAAGATTTGGCCCAAGAGCATTTGTGCGATTTTCAGTCTTCCGGTGATACCTATATGGCCGCGGGAGACATCCAATGGGTTAAGGATAACGTTCGTCCACCTAGCGAAATGAAAGGTTATACCAAGGACATTTGGGTATGGAAACACCCCACCCCTGAGCACAGATATTTCATCAGTGCCGATGTTAGCCGTGGTGATGCCAAAGATTACTCAACTTTTCAAGTTATTGATGTAAATGAGTGTGAAGTAGTAGCAGAATACCAGGGCAAAATTGCCCCAGAGAAATTCCATGAACCACTCATTGAAATCGGAACCGAATATAACATGGCGCTTATTTGTCAAGAACTCAACACTTATGGCTATGCTTGTGGTGTAGAATTAAAGAAGAGCGGTTATCCTAATTTATACTACGAGAAATATCCCAAAGAATCTTTGCAAGGCTTGCCTATTAATGATGACGACGCAATGTGTGGATATACAACGCACCTTGATCGTCCACTCATGCTGGAAAAACTCGATAGTTTAATCCGCAACAAAATTCTAAAAACATACTCGTCCAGACTCGCAAGAGAGTTTGAGACATTTATTTATAATGGCAAAAAAGCCCTAGCTTCCAAAGGCAAGAATGACGATTTGGTAATGGCCCTCGCTATTGGTGTATGGTTAGTTGATTTGGCGGCTGGCAAAAATTCTGTCAGCGGTTACGAAATGGCTAAAGCACTTTTGGCACAAACAGGACATTCTAGTCGCACAGTTGTAAATGTTACAGGTATAGACAGAAGAAATCCAAGTATTTACTTCGGACAAAATAGTTTTAACAACAGCGGATCGCCGCAAGCCAGAAGCCCTCAGTACAAAGAGGCAATGGAGCAATATGAGGGCTTAATGCGAAAACCCGCATTCGATCCTTATGATTTTTCTTGGGTATATCCCACAACCAAACCCAAATAAATATAATTTATTTTACAATTTTAGTTTGGCACGGCGCGTCAGACCTACTACACCTTTCAAAAGGAACATAAGGTGTAAATATGATTTATATTAAAAGCTTATTTTTGTCTTTGGTGTTTTTGATGCACAGCATATCTCCAAGATTGCCTGTGCAAAGAATTGCGCCTTTGGCTTATCTTATCAGTAGTGCCACTGATAATCCACGAGAACAAAGTGAGATGATTGTTGTTAGTTTTTTTGAAACCAATTTTGGCACTCCTCGTAGCATTCCATATGGTCTAAGTGCCGTCAATACTAGGGGAAAAGACCTGTGGACATTGACACAAATCTCACTCAATGCTATACGTTCCGCACAGTTAGCGTGCGGCAAAAACAGTCCGGTTGCCGTCGTTCTGGGAAGATACCATTCTGGTCATTGCGTGGCTGATAATTGGTCACGAAGCGAAGCCAGAATGGTGGAAACAGCAGAGTTGTTTTTAGAAACGTATAAGTTTAGAACTTTAATGATGGGGATAACATGGCATTTCAATTTGGGCTTAAACAACGTGTGGAATTCAAAACCTCCCGAGGAACAAGGAATGGTGTCATCAGTTCCATTACCGCCTACGGCGAACCCAAAGCCCCAGCTTACATTATCACTGATTCCGAGGCGCCTTATGGGCTCGCAGTTGGTTGGCTGATTGAAGAAAGCGATATACTTTCCTGGGTATGCTAGCTCTTATCACGCATTTAAATTTTCACGAGACTTATTTGATTGAAAATCAAAGTAGTCATACTTGTGTTTCTGAAATTAAGAAATCATCAAATGGCAATTTTTACTTAGTTAATTGCGATAGAAGTGTAACAATTGCTTGGTTGAAAAATCTCGACAAAAAGGCTAGTTATTATCTTCAGCGGTGCAATTCATGTTAGCTATCCAGACAAAAAAATATTCCATATTCTCTCAAACGTGGCTTGCCATATATCCATTTTGTACAGTCTTAAATGAGCCATTTAGTCTCGATTATTCCGTTGCTCGTCGGCAAACATTGCCAATACCACTTAGCTCAGAAATCGGCCACAGCACCCAAGTCAATACTACGTTAGGGTGTTTGATGGTTCTTGGGATATCCTGCTAGTTAACTTCATGTCGCTTGCAAGAATCACTCGGGTTGTTGGAACTTTTCCAAAACTTTTAGATCTTCCTAATTCCAACAAGCTCGCACAAATATATTATTTTGCGGGAGAATCTGACATTATATGGTTGGAATCTCTTTCGGAGGATAGCATCTATCTTTCCGATATTAGGGAGGCGATATATTTCGTGGCAGAAGATTTAATTTATCAACTAGGAGTATGATGCAAGGGATTATTTCTGTTCGACGTGATGCGGATTGCTATGCAGTTGCATCGTATTTAAGATCAATAGGGGCCACAAAAGCCCAAATAGAAGAATCATCGAGGCTCATTTTTGTGGAATTCATAGAAAGCTCGTTTGAATTCGCTTGTCGTAACCACCATGGCGTGGTTAGATTGTTCATAGACGAGAAATAATCTATGTTTACTCAAGAACAAATCACGGAATTAACCAAAGCCCAAATTAAACTTAGTGAAATTTTGGAAAAACGTTCATGGTTTCTTGGCTGTGGTGTTGGGTTGAATCACAGCAGAAACTTGCAGCTATCGATTCTCATCGATAGCAGTTATCCTGACGCCGATAAAATCATGAAAGAATTCTCCACAAAAGCTATTGGCGGTTTTTCTATTGTCGGAAAACTGCAAAACAAAGATAGGCTGCATGAAATTCTTGACAAAAATATCAAAAACAAAAATGAATCACTTTGAACAATCATTTTGGCTATGGTATACCTGGGCCGGGAGCGCCAAACGATGACTGTAAAAATTGTGGTTGGGACAGATTTTGGTGATGAAGGCAAGGGCAGAATTGTTGACCTTATCACGCCAAATTTTTCATATGTAGCACGTTTTAACGGCGGAGCAAACAGCGGACATGTTGTTTATGTCAATGGTGAGAAATACGCTTTTCATTCCGTTCCATCGGGCATATTACATCCAAATGTTATTTGTGTGATAGGAAACGGTTGCGTACTAGATCCAAATCAATTTTTGGATGAGGTAGAAAGTCTTGTGACACGGGGAGTAAATCTTGCTGGCAGAATCCTCGTATCTGATCGCGCTCATCTTACACTGGCCAAACACAAGGAAGCTGATGACCCCTCTGGAAAGATCGGTTCCACCAAACAGGGAATTGGCCCTACTTACGCTGACAAAATCTCGCGAGTCGGCATTCGTGCTTGCGATATCGCCCAAAGCGAAGAACCCGAACTAAGAAGAGCAGCCACAAGAGGTTTCGAAAAATACCTCGCCAATACTTCGGTTATTCTAAACACCGCAATTGCCGAAGACAAGCATGTTCTTTGCGAGGGCGCTCAAGCTACTATGCTTGACGTAGATCACGGAACCTACCCGTTTGTCACCTCTAGCAATACGGTCGCTGGCGGGGCCTGCACGGGACTAGGAATTGGTCCCACTAAAATCACCGATGTTCTTGGTGTATTCAAAGCTTACACGACCCGCGTAGGAAATGGACCCTTCCCCTCTCAAATGGAACCAGAGCTTGAAAATTTTATCCAAGAAAAGGGCCACGAATATGGGTCCACGACAGGACGAAAGCGTAAATGCGGGTGGCTTGATTTGGTCGCTTTGGAACATGCTTTTATGGTTAATGGTATAACTGAGTTCGCCATCACAAAACTCGATGTTCTAGATGGCCTAGAGAGAATCCCAGTCTGCTCAGGATACGGAGGAGAGGGTTACAAATTAATTTCGTACCCATCCTCCGCTAAAAAACTTGAAGAAATTAAGCCGATTTATTCTTATTTTCCCGGCTGGGATTCGACTGCCGGGATTCGAGATCAAAAATCGTTGCCGCAAAAAGCGAAAAATTTCATTAAGTTTTTAGAAGAAAGCTTGGGTGCTCGGTGTTCAATTATTTCAACCGGAGCAGATCGCGAAGAAGCCATTGTGTGTGCTACTTAAAAATATATGGCAATCCAAGATGACAAGCGCGAATTAGAACTAATTCGTTTATTTGATTTAAGTTTACCAGAAATCGCATCTAGAATTGGAACTGATGCGGTTTTAGAATTCAATGGAAAATTGATTGAGTTTGAATTAAAATCCACAACAAAAAAAAATGTTTCAACTGCGAGGGATTTTGGTTTCAATCATATCAATAAACTGAAATCAAAACATTGGATTTTTGGTATTTACGATGTTGGCGATGAGGCACTAGAAGAATGTTATTATGGCAGTCCGGCTTCAATGGCGCCTTGGCTGGACAAGATAGAGCAAAAAATTTCTAAATCAGAAAGTTACATTGATTTGGCGTTGAAGCATTTAAGCGTAGAGGCAATTTTTGAATTATTGGGCGACAAAACCTTGTATAGCATCGATGATGCAAAAACTTTAATGAAAAACAATACGACAAATCAGGAACATTTAGTTCCTGATTTACCGGATTTCTATTTTTCGCAGACAAAAATGTTAATGCTTCTTAAGCTACAATTGAAAGCTTATATGCTTAGAGGAATCACGCTTAATAATCCGTCAATCCCATTGACCTATATTAAAAAATATCTTTCCAAAATCGAAGAATGCAATCCGCAAGGTCTTCGAGGGTTGATATCAAAAACGATTTCTTAAAAATTTGTTGCTCCAAGACACAATTTAGCTTTCCTTTTTTAGTGAGTTGATCAAAAATTTCGTGTTTCAACCACATTTTCTCCATTGGTTTGTCTACGAACATTAGATTAACTAATAAAAAATTATCCTGCTTTTTGATCACAGTTACCCAAAGCTCTTTTTGGTTTTTGATGGTTTCAAGAAAGGAATCCAGGGGTTCATTGTTGCCAATATTGGGTATACAGTGAACCACTGAGCCAGATTGTAGTTGAGAAGAGAGTGCCATAGGGGCAGTATACCCCAAACACAAGAAAGATCAAGTCATAGTTTAATCGGTTTCGAATTCGACGTTTTCGCCTCGAATTCCGCCAACACCGAAAGATTTGCCGCCAGCACCGAAATTTTTAACAAAGTCCCAAGCAGCGCCAAGGTGGCTCTTGGAAACACTCTCGATGTCAGTTGTTTTGTTTTTGATGCTGTTGACCATCGTTCCGGCCAAACCTGCTTCGTAAATGAAAGTTTCTAATTGCGAGAAATTTAGATTCAAAATCGATTGAGAGATCGAAGCTGCTTGGCTAGGAGTAAATCCTTTTTTAGACATGCTTCCTTTCATAAAAGGAACTTTACTCAGAAAAGAAGAACTTTCTTTTCTGAAAAATTCTTTTGAAATTTTGTCCGCAATGGCCTGTACTTGTTTTGGGGACATCAGAGTCGATAAAGGAACTAAGTCTTTTGTATCGGCATAAAGCTTTTCTTTGAAAAGATCAATTAGTTTAACAGAAATGTAATTCAAAGCCGAATCTAATTGAAACATAAGTTCCGTGGCATGGCCAACAATCTGCGCGGCTCTGCGTTCATCTTCTTCGCTTTCGACTTCAGCCGCTAAATCTCCTACGCTTTTAGCAACGGCAGCTAGTAAAGGAATTTTTGACTTTACTGGTGCGACAGCTTTTGTTAAAGCCTGCGAAGCTTGCAGCAAACTATCGAGGTTTGTGCCTTTCATTGCTTCTAAAATTAAACGGCATTCGTATAAAACAGCTTCATTTATGATGCTTTGTTTATTTAGCTCAATATGCTCCATGAGCATTTTTAGATTTTTATCCATAGTATTTCCTTTGCGTTGCAGGTTCACATCTAATTAGAATTCCAAAAGAGTTTTTGACTTCTCGAAAGAAATATAATAAGATGGTTTTATGACAAAATTCAATACAGGCGACAACGCCCGCACTTTTTCGTTGCATCGTGTCCTAACTACTGCTATAACTTTCGACGCTACTGAATTACCATCCCCAAAACGCCTCGCTAAAGAGCTTTGGGTAGAACTTCCGAATGATTCGGAAGTTCGGGTTGTAGAGGCTAGAAAAAATATTCATAACGAAATTTGGTATTTATGTATGCACTTTCAACCACAAATCTTCGTTAGTCCATTGTGGATTTGCGAACACAACCTCATAGGATAATAGGAAATAATCATGAAATATATTCTCAGACTTCTCGCAATCAGCTTAGTTTTGTCTGGTTGTCCAAGGCAACCAGCCACTGTTCAACATGACGCCACTGTAGATGCGGTTGATGCCGCAGACGTGGATAGTGACTCTGCCACAAGTGATCAATGATCAATTTAATGTATTTTAAAGCTGCTTGGTGCGGACCATGCAAATCGTTGTCTCCAATGCTTACCGAAGTAGTAAACGGATTAGGTAATCTCCCAATGATTACTATTGATATTGACGAAAGGCCAGAAATGGCACTTCAATATGGTGTTCAGTCAGTACCAACTTTAATTGTCGTTAAAGATGGCGCAGAGGCTTTTCGTCAATCTGGTTTGGTAACTCGCGGACGCCTCATGGAAGTCTTGAGACAATTCGCTAGCGCGAAACAAGTTCTGAACGGCTGATTGACTCTTCCTGCCTTTCTGCTATGCTTCCCGCATGGCAAAAAAATCTCTAAAAGAAAAACTGATCGCCGAGTTCTCGGAAGCAATCAAAATTGTTAAATCTGAGGAACTTTCCTCCTCTGATAAAGCCGGGGAAATTCTTTCAGGCAAAGGCACTTTGCCTGAAGATTATTTGTGTGATTTCGGGTATTGGTTTGAAGTTAAAGAATTAGTAACTGAGGCTTTGCGTATCAAAACATTAGAAGAACTAGCAACAGAAGAGGAAGAAATTCGTGAGCGAGCCAAAAAAAATATTGCCCGTCTTGATAAGATCGCGAAACGCCTCAACGGTGCAAGCGGCGACTCCTCAGATAAAATTTGAGTCAAATATTGAAACAAAGCAAGAAGCGCTGCCGCTTTCTAAAGAGCTTCCCAAATTTACTCACGCCCCCCTAGAGAAAGCACTTCGAATTTCTTCTGAAAAAAAAGAAGACATTGAAAAACTTGATGAGCTCTACAACAACGGAATGAGAAAATTTAGGAAATACAAAGTTAGCAATCACGATCCTGAAATTGCGGTTGAGTTGGCCTTGTGTCGAATTTTGTACCAAGAGAAATGGAAAGAATTAATGAAAAAACATATTTCAACTTCAGTCTATTGGGTATTATTTAGCGAATTCGCGCACGAGTAGCGCGCAAAAATTCTTGTTGATCGAGCCATGTAGGCTCGTAAGGTGTTCGGTGAGTGAAATCTCTACCGTTTATATCGAACATGGTTTCTAAAACCGTATTCGGATTCATCATTGCCTCTCCGAATCCCACTGTAGAGCAAATTGCGCGCTCATGTGGCGTCCTGCATATGTGCATCATTCCCATAAAATGTCCAAGCTCGTGTTGAGTCAAAGTTCGAAATTGTAATTCGTCTTCTGCGCATCGCGGGTCGAGAAAAATTTCGGTGGCTCCGGTTGAATAGTAAGCGGCCATTTTCGTGCAATCTATCGCCAACCATCGACGAACCACTACGTCAACCCTGCCAAAAGCTAGTCTGAATGTTGGGCCTTTGAGTCGGTTCATGCTGGCGATAGAAGATTCAATCCAGCGTTGATGAGCACGATCCCATCCTGCTTCCATGCCAACCCTCACTTCCCAACCGGGTCGTCTACTTAGATCCAAGTTAACGCACCCAACCAAACAAATCAATAAAAGGATTAGTTTTTTCATATTATCCAAATAACTATAGTTGGGTTTATGCGCGTTGTGACACAAATAAATACATGCCTACTTAAACTAAACAAGGAATTTGCAACATGAAAAAAAACACCCTTTTGCGTGAAGTGAAAAAGATTTCACAAGATTATTTAGAAAATCCACTTATTTTGGAAAAAAATTTATTTGTTCGCGAAACTGAATTAAAAACTCTTCGTGAGGCACTGGGCAAAAAATACCTTAAGTCTAACCCGGAATATCTCTTGGAAGAATACCGTGCCGGTGTTTTGATCCTAGAAGGCGCAGACGCTTTCACCAAAAATATGGAAGAGCTGGAAGAGGTCACCAAAGACCTTCTCACTCTCAAAGCTTATTTCGCTCCTCATGCCGCAAAGTTGCCAACAATTACTAAAAGTATCAACCTAGCTATTACGGAGATGCAAAAAGCCGAAGCTGAGATTACCCAAAGAGCTAGTGGAATCATCGGAAGCATTAAAGCTCAGATGAAATATGAGAACGCTCAGAGGTTCAACAGTTTACTAACGGAATTCAGCATCGGAGACGCAGCTAGCGCCGCGGCTAATTTTAGCCCATACGGTGGTGCCATAAATTCGGTCACTCCGGGAGGCCCTGGGGGCGCTTTGTTTGGTAATTTAGGCGCCTTGCCTGGGGGTCACGTTGCTCAACGCGCAGGTAATGCAGTAAGGCACGCAAGTAGTGCTGGCAGGGCGGCTAAAGCTGCACTAG